GCAAGTGGATGGTTTTCCCTCTTCTGGAGGCCGGGGTGGACAAGCGGGCGATCATTCTGGTTAAACCGGGGAGATGGTATCAGTGTGGCTTTTGCATTCAGTTTAAGGCGGAAACACTTGTCCACGACGTGGAAAACTGCGGATACCACCTGAAGCTGGACTATGAAACTGCATTCTGCGCCACAGACACCGGCACGCTGGACCACATCGAGGCCAAGGGCTACGACCTGTACCTGATTGAGGCCAACCACACCCAGGCCGCGATCGAGGCCCGCATTGCGGACAAGCAGGCCCGGGGAGAATTTGCCTATGAGTACCGGGCGGCGCAGAACCATCTGAGCCGGGAGCAGGCCTTGGACTGGCTGGCCCGCAACGCCGGGCCGAACAGCAGAGTTGTATTCCTGCATCAGCACAAGGGGAAGGAGGCCTCCGATGGACTGGATACCCCTTGACATCACTATTCCCGCCGACCGGGAGGCGGTGGCCCTGGCCCTTTACCGGGCCGGGTACACCATCCGCCAGCGGCGGCGGAAGGACGGCAATAAGACTGTCATCTATATTGAGTACAGGAAGGAGAGCTAGCGTGGATGAAGGGCGATAAATTCCTGAAGCGGGAGGTGCCCTAATGCCCAACAGGATCATTAAGGACAGTATTCGGACAAGCAAAACTGTGAACGCCATGACGGATTTTCAATTCCGCGTATGGGTGTATTTGATTACATATGTTGACGATTACGGACGCGGGAGCGCAGACCCGGAGCTGATAAAGGGCTTTGTGTTCCCCCGCCGTAAGCGGCTCTCAGAATCCGATATCGAGAAAACGCTTGCAGAATTGGCGGGTATGGGCTGCATTTCCCTCTATGATGTTGACGGGGAATCCTACTTCTACTTCCCAGGCTGGGGCGCTCACCAGAGGATTCAGAACAAAAAATCAAAGTATCCTGCGCCGGACTGTGAAAACTCACGGTTGCTTACGGTAACTCACGGTGAACCACCGCCTGAATCCGAATCCGAATCCAAATACGAATCCAAATCCAATTCCCCCCCTACCCCCCCGGACATTGACTGGGGCTTCGGGGAGGAGCTTACCTGTGCCTTTTCCGACTGGCTGCGCTATAAGCGGGAAAAGCGGCAGGACTACAAGCCCACCGGCCTGCAGTCCCTGGTAACTCAGGTGCGAAACAAGTCCCAGGCTTACGGCGAGAGCGCCGTGTCGCAGCTTATCCGGGAGTGCATGGCCGCCAACTGGCAGGGTATTATCTGGGACAAGCTTGAGAGAAAAAACCAGACTGGACAGTCTTCTTCCGGCCAAAAGAGCTGGGTGGAGCTGGCCAGGGAAATGGAGGGCACGGTATGAACCTTGAGCAGACAGGGATCATCATGGACATTCTGCGCACGGCGTATCCTCGGTTCTACAGCGGCCCGAAGGCCCCGGATATGCGTCAGACACTGCAGCTCTGGAATGAGGTATTCAAGGATGACGACGCGGCTCTTGTGGCGGCGGCGGTGAAAAGCTACATAGTTACCGACATCGAGGGCTACCCGCCCCATATCGGGGCCATTAAGGCGGCTATGTATCAGCTTACCAGCGCTGGGGACCTGGATGAGCAGGAGGCCTGGGAGCTGGTGCGCCGGGCCGCCAGCCGCAGCGGCTGGGGAGCGCAGGAGGAGTACGACAAGCTGCCGGAAGCGGTGCGGAAAATGACGTCTCCGGGCCAGCTCTACGAGTGGTCCCAGATGGACTCGGATGCCTTCAACAGCGTGGTGGCCAGCAACTTCCGCCGGTCCTGGCGGGTCAGGCAGGAGAGCCGGAGGCGGGACGCGCTGCTGCCGGCGGAGGTGCGCCGGGCCATCACCGGAGCCGCCCGGAGAATGGCCTTGGAGGATGGGAAGCGGGAGGTGCTGGGGTGATCCGCTTCACCATCCCCTACCCGGCCACGCGGCAGGGCTTGACGGCGTGGAACCGGCGGTACAGCCTCAACGCCTACTGGAGCGGGAAGCCGTACCACGCCAGGAACCGGGACGCCCGGGAGCTCCACCAGCTCACGGGGCTGTGCATGGGGCGGGCGGGGGTCCCCAGGGAGCTGCTGGATTTCCCCGTGGAGGTCCGCTTCCGGTGGGACGACGGACTGGACGCGGATAACCACGCCGCTATGGGGAAGATGATTCTCGACGCCATGAAGGGGTACATTCTCCGGGACGACAGCCGGAAATGGGTCAAAAGAGTGTCTCATGAGTTTTGGGACGGGAAGAAGATTTTGGTGGAGGTAAGGCCATATGACCAGCAACAAGCCGAAAAAGAGCTGTACAAACTGCAAGCACCGGCAGCTGCCGGCAGACCATAAAATCTGCATTGCCTGCTGGGACCGCCAGCGGTGGAAGAACTGGGAGCCGTCAGGAGGCAGACAATGAGACTGATTGATGCAGACCAATTGATTTCCGACATCCAATCACACAACGACATGGAAGAGAATAACCCTACTTGGAGAAGCAAGGATGTTGTGATGTTATTGGAGAATGCCCCTGAGCCGCCCAACGACCCCCTGACCCTGAAAGAGCTGCGGGAGATGGTCTTGCTTGAATGGCTGTGGATTGAAGTGATTCATCCGACCAAAAGGCAAGTGTTCCACAAAATCGAATCTGCATATTATCAAGTTTTTGAAGATTACACGGACGGAGATGCGCTTTGCTGCGGGTGGCCTGGGTTAATACATGAATTTGAATACGAGGACTATGGAAAGGCCTGGCTGGCCTACCGCCGCAAGCCGGAGGAGGGGACGAAATGAAACCAATCCTATTCAACACCGACATAGTCCGCGCCATTCTGGAGGGCCGAAAGACGGTGACGCGGCGGGTGGTAAAGCTCGCAAACAGCTGTTGGAACCTTGATGGACTCGAACTTGATGTAGCAATGGCAAAAGTAAGAAAGGACGGGACAGAGCACCTCGTTGATATGACAGGACTGTGGGCCGTGTTCGAGGATACGGACGGTCTCATAGAGTATCCGATGATAAAAGCGCCATACTGTCCCGGCGAAATCCTGTATGTGCGGGAGACGTTCCGGATTGATTATCTCTCAAATATTCCTGGCACTGGACACATCCACTACAAAGCAGATGGTAGCTATAGCGATTTCAGTTTTATGCCTGAGCGGTATGAGATGATGCGTCGGGCGCAGTTAAAGCCTGGATGGAGGCCAAATGAGAATATGCCCCGCGAGGCCGCGCGGATTTTCCTGCGAGTGACGGATGTACGAGTGGAAAGGTTGCAGAATATCACGGAGGCAGGAGCAGTTAAAGAAGGTTTTGAAGCTATTCTGTGCAATCACCCAGGCGGCTATCCGTGTACCGATTGCATGAATACTGGCTATCTTGAGCCTGCTATGCTTGGTTTTGTGGATACGTGGAACAGCACCATTAAGCCCTCCGACCGCGCCATCTACGGCTGGGATGCAAATCCCTGGGTGTGGGTCATCCAGTTCGAGCGGTGCGAGAGGCCGAAAGAAGTATGTCCGCACGGCGGAGCTGGTGAAGGAGGAAGACTTACATGATTGACTGGAAGGACTGCATTGTTCCGATCGGCTCCGCAGACCCGGCGCTCCCGCGCCGCAGGCGGCGCGTCCCTCGAAAGTGCTCCACCTGCGCCCGCCGGGATTGCCTCGATCGGAGCTGGCTGATCGACTGGCTGCATTGCGGCAGGTGGGAACCAAAAGAGGAGGATGAAAATGACGGGTCAAAAGCTAGATGCTGAAGCCTTGCGGATGATGGAGGAAATCTCCCTCGCATTGGGGCGCGAGGAGCTGCTGGGGCAGCTGAGCGAGGAGTGCTGCGAGCTGGGCCAGGCCGCGCAGAAGGTCCGCAGGGCGATGAAGGGAACAACGCCGGTGCGCCTGGAGGACGCCCGGGAAAAGCTGACGGAGGAGGTCGGGGACGTGCTGCTGCTGTTGGGTTTTATGGAGAAAAACAGCCTGCTGACCCTGGAAGAGGCCCGGGAGAGCGCCAGGCGGAAGCTTCAGCGGTGGTATGGGAGGGCGTTCGGAGGGGAGTGAGCGATGACAGAGAGAAGCCAAAAGGCGGCGCGGATGTGTCCCGCCTGCGGGGAGGACAGCACGGTCTATCGCAGTAAGGAGCTGTCGGATGGGACCATCCTCCGGGAGCGAAAATGCAATGTCTGCGGAACACGATTTCAAACCGTTGAAAAATTTTCTAGGGTGCTACATATGGCACGACAGCCCTGAGAAATTGTGGTACGCTTTACCGTGTAGGATTCTATCCTGCACGGTAATTTTTTCAGAAAAGGCGGTGGTCCGATGGCACGGCCCAGAAGGTTCAAAACGGCGAAGGCCCTGGCCTCCGCCTGGGAGGAGTACAAGGCGTGGTGCAATGACCAGCGGGTCCTGACCCACGACTTCAGCTCCAAAAATTCGGAGTTTGTCAGCGCCCAGCTCAAGCGCTCCGTCACCTGCACCATTGAGGGCTTCTGCGTGTGGGTGGGAATTGCGCGGTCGAAGTTTTACGAGACTTATGCCGCTGACGAACGATTTAGGGACATCGTCACGCGCATGAGGGAGGAGAGCGAGGTGGACGCCCGGATGAAGTTCGAGCTGGGGGTCATCGACCCGAAGCTCGCGCCCCTCTGGATGTCCCGCCACGGGTACAGCACTAAGACTGAGGCCGTCCCGGACACCGTCCGGGAGGACGACCCCATCACCAGGAGCCTGAAGGAGGCGGAGGATGTTCTCAGAAAAACAGCTGCGGGTGCTCCGCTGGCCGTACCGGGAGCCGGAGAAAAGAGCGCTCATCTGTGACGGCGCGGTGCGCTCCGGCAAGACGTCGGTCATGTCGCTGTCGTTCCTGCTGTGGGCCATGGGGCGGTTTGACGGGTGCGCCTTCGCTATCTGCGGCAAGTCCGTGGGCAGCGCGGAGCGGAATATCATCACCCCGCTGCTGTCGGTGCGGTATTTGCAGGACCATTTCTCCCTGCGCTACAGCCGGGGCGAGCACCTGCTGACCGTCCGCCGGGGGAGCCGGGAGAACCGGTTCTACCTCTTCGGCGGGAAGGACGAGAGCAGCTATACCCTCATCCAGGGCATCACCCTGGCGGGGGTGCTCCTCGACGAGGTGGCCCTCATGCCCCGCTCCTTCGTGGAGCAGGCCCTGGCCCGGTGCTCCGTGGAGGGGGCCCGGCTGTGGTTCAACTGCAACCCGGACGTCCCTACCCACTGGTTCCGGCAGGAGTGGATCCTCAAGCTCCGGGCCAAAAACGCCACCCATCTGCATTTCACCATGGACGACAACCCCGGCCTCAGCGAGGAGACCAGGGCCATGTACCGCAGCCTCTACGCCGGGGTGTTCAAGCGGCGGTACATCGACGGGGAGTGGACGGCGGGGGACGGGCTGATCTACGATATGTTCGACCCCGACGCCAACACCTACGGCGACAGCGCCCGGCCCAAGGGCTTGTCCTACATCGCCGCCCGGCATATTGCCTGCGACTACGGCACGGCCAACCCCACGGTCTTTCTGGACATCTACGACGACGGCGAGACGGTCTGGGTGGACCGGGAGTACCGCTGGGACAGCCGGGACCCAGACGCCACCGGCCTGCGGCAGAAAACCGACGGCGAGTACGCCGATGACATGGAGCGCTTCCTGGGCCCGGATATCCAGTTCCACTGCCCCGTGATTGTGGACCCCTCGGCGGCCAGCTTCATCCAGGAGCTGCGGCGGCGCGGGCTCTATGTCATAGCGGGGGACAACGACGTCATCGACGGCATCCGGCGGGTATCCCAGCTCTTTGCCAGGCGGAGGCTGATGGTCCACCGGGAACGGTGCCGGGGGCTCATCGGCGAGCTCCAGTCCTACGCCTGGGACACCAAGGCCGCCCAGCAGCTGGGCGTGGAGCGGCCAGTGAAGCAGCAGGACCATGGCCCCGACGCCCTGCGCTACTACGTCAACACAGTCCTGCCCAAGTGGCGGTACGGAGAGGAGGGATAGCATGAGCAAGCGGAAAAGAAAGCCGGCCCCGGCTCCGGATCCGGTCCGGACCACCGACGCCTTTTCCAACCCGCTCTTCCGTCTGGGGTACGGCTCCCAGTCCCCTCTGGAGGCCACGGACTACCCCCTCACCAGGATGACCGACAATTACGCTCTGCTCAATTCCCTCTACCGGGACAACTGGGTGGTCCAGAACGTGGTGGGCATCATCCCCGACGACATGACAAAGAAGTGGTTCACCCTGGGCGGCATCGGCCCCGACCACCTGCGGCAGCTGGAGCAGGCCCAGCGGCGCACGGCCCTCCGGGACCGGGTGAACACCGGCCTCAAGTGGGGGCGGCTATATGGAGGCGCGGCGGGGATCCTGCTCATCCGGGGCCAGGAGGGAATGCTGGACCGGCCCCTGGACCTGGAGCTGGTGCTGCCGGGGACCTTCGCCGGCGTGTACATCGTGGACCGCTGGAGCGGCATCACCCCGGACGCGGAGCTGGTGGAGGACCTGGCTGATCCGGACTTCGGTCTCCCGGCCTACTATCAGGTCAACAGCCCCGAGGGCGGTATCGTCGCCCGGGTCCACCATTCCCGGGTCATCCGCTTCACGGGCCGGGAGCTGCCCTATCTGGAGAAGCTGGCGGAGATGTACTGGGGCGAGAGCGAGGTGGAGGCCCTCTATCAGGACGTGGTCAAGCATGACAATGTCTCCGCCAACATGGCGGCGCTGACCTTCCGGGCCAATATCGACACCATGGAGGTCGAGAGCCTGGACCAGCTTTTTTCCGTGTCCTCCGGGGCCATGCAGCGGCGCTTCTGGAACACCATGCAGGCCCAGAGCGTGCTCCGCTCCAACTTCGGGATGCAGCTGGTGAACAAGGGGGACCAGATCCGCAACACCCAGTACACCTTCACCGGCCTCCAGGAGGTCTATGACAGTATGTGCCACGACCTCTCCGGCGCGTCCCGGATCCCCGTGACCAAGCTCTTCGGGCGCTCCCCCGCCGGGATGAACGCCACCGGCGAGAGCGATCTGCGCAACTACTACGACTATGTTGACACCCTTCGGGAGAACGTCCTGAGACCCATCCTGGAGCGGATCCTGCCGGTGCTGTGTATGTCCGTCTGGGGGGCGGTGCCGGAGGACCTGGATATCATCTTCCCGCCCCTCTGGATGCCCACCCCCAGGGAGCTGGCGGAGATTGCGGAGAAAAAGGCCCTGGCCGTCCGGGACGTTTTCCAGGCGGGGCTGCTGGCTGCGGACACCGCCCAGAGGGAGCTCAAGAAGCTCTCCGACGAAACCGGCCTGTTCGGCAGCATCTCCGACGAGGAGATTGCCGCCAATGCCGGAAAGACGTACCAGGACCTGACAGCCCTGCGTGACCCCCTGGCGGGGCTGGAATATGAGGACCTGGCGCAGTCCGGCGATATCCTGACAGCAGACTACAATCCCCACCACGACCCGTCAAACGGACGCTTTACCAGCGGCGGCGGAAGTGGTACAATGGGAAAAACCAAGTACGCGCCGTCGCCGCAGCGGAGCCATTCCGGGATTCAGCTTAAGCCGAAAACCTATACCCGATTATGCGGGATATTGGGGACAAGATTCCCGGGGACAAAGGCTGGAGAGATCAGAAGAATACAGGATTCCAAGCGTGAATATCTGGTCAAAGCAGACGGATATGGCGGGTTTGAAACAATTAAAATCCAGAAACTGAAGTGAGGAGCCTCGCTATGGAAGAAAAGCTCAGAGCATTTTTAATGCCATACATTGGTCA